GTTCCTCGATGCGGCGGTTGCGAGCCCACATGCCGCCGATGTCAGCCGCGCTTCCAAGCAGGCTCGTACCAAGCGCTAGGCCCGGATAGATCGTGCTGGCAGTCGCCTGAAGGTTTTGGGCCGAGATGTCGGCCATCGTCGCGCCGACGCCGATGTTGAACGCTTGCAACTTGGCAGCCTCGGAAGCACGCACGGTCTGCGCGTTCATGCTCAAGCGGTCAATCTCCTTGATGAGATCCATACTTCCAAGCACCTCGGTAGGCGTGCCCTCGCCAAGCGAGATGCCTCGAGCAGCCATTGCCGCCTTCGCGCCGGCGCGTGCCTGGCCGGCCTGCATGGCGTACCTGCCGAACCGCTCCTGACCCTCGCGGCTGATCTGACCCGCCGTGAACCGGGCCATGCCTTGATTGATGCGGGCCATCTCGGCGGCGAACCGCTGATTCTGCGCCTGCATCTTGAGCTGGTTCTGCTGGCTCTGCGCCGAGTAGTACGAGCCGATTGCGCTGGTAGCAGACCCAAAGATCGCCATGATCGGGCCAGCCACGCTGAACGCACCGGCCAAGTCCGACGCGAATGACGAACCGCCTGCCGCCGGCGCATTGGCCGCGATGGCCTGATTCTGCATGCTCGTCAGGTACGGGTAGTTCTGCGCCTGGGTCAGCATGGTGTTGTCCATGCCTGGGAAACTGAAGCCCGGCGTATTCGGCGTGGTTGTCACGAATCCCATGTCAGCCTCCGATGGCGACCTCGAGGGTCAGCCCGACGATAGTCAGCGGCAGCGGGTCTGACTGCCGAATATAGATTTGTCCGTTCTGCTGCCACGATGGCGTCAACTTCACGCCGACTTCCTCGGTCTTCAGGTTCGGAGGCGATCCATACGGCTCTGTGGTTCGCTGCTTCGCCTCTACCAGACTGTTTGCGTTCGGCCCGATGAACAAACCGCTGGATCGGTACACGCGCACGAATGCCTCGTTGATGTTCTTGGCGCGGCCCTGACCGAACGCCTCAATCTGAAGCGTCAATGGCAGCGTTTCCAGATCGCTCTCGTATGGCAGCCCAACCGTGATGATTGTGCATGGACGCTGAATAGTGACCGATCCACCCGTAATTACCACCTGCGGCATGACAGCGCCATCACCCAGCACGCTCACGGTCTTGCCCTCAATGTGCGACAGGCCGCTCACCGTGTCGCGTGCCCAGGCCCAGACCGCCGTGGCAACGCCTCGCAGGGCCACCGCCAGCGTCTTGTCCACCCGCGCCGTCGCCACCGTCGTACTGGTCGTGCCAAGGATCGTGAGCCGGTACTTGGTGCCGTCCGAGCCCGTCAGCACGATCACGTCGCCTACATCAGTCGTGGCTGGGTTCTGGAAGATCGACGCGCTGGCCGTGATCGTCAGCACTTCCGCAGGGTCCCAAGCCGTTCCGCCAGTCACCGTCACCGTGGTGCTGGTCGTGTTCGTACCGTTGTACGTCAGGCCGCTATCGACATGGAAACAGTTCTCGAGCGTAGACACTGCCCGCGTTGCAAACCGCTCAACGTACCGCTTTGTGTTGCCGCCAATGGTCCGCTTCACGATGACGTAGAGCGAGTCTTCGGTGCCCTCGGCAACCGCCGTGCAGGACTCAAAGTCGCCGTCAGTTTCATGCTGATGCCATGCACCAATCTGCTGTTCAGGAATGTACGTCAGACCGAGCAGCGACCCACTGCTTGAAATGAACCACAACATCGGCTGCGGAGCCTTGCTGTAGCACATGTCCACAATGTCCTTGCCATCGAATAGGTGCGTGGCGCGAAGCGACAGATCGCCAGTCACGAATCCGCTGGCCTGCCACGAGTAACCAAGTTCGCGAACATGGCCGTCGCGAGCAGAGCAGTAGACAACCGTGTTGTTCACGATCGACGGCTGCACGTTGTTGGCTCCGACATACGACTGTGGCCGCACAGAAATCGTTGTCGGAGTGATCGTGTCGCTGTTCACAGGGCTGACACGCCACTCTGCCGCACTGGTCAGCGCGAGAAGCTGCGTCAACGGGACAAGGTGCCTGATCGTGTTGGCCTCACGCGCAGCGACGCGGAACGCGATTCGATCCGTGTCGATCAATGGTATGTGGTACGAGATGTCGCTTTCAGTACCAGTTCGCGTCATCCACATCGTCTGCGGCGCGTTCGTCGTGCCAGCAAACACGCGGCGCTGCTCGAAGTAACTGACCGCTCCTGGGTAGTTGCCACTTGACGCAAACACGGTGTCGATGATTGGCGGCGTGATGCCAAGATCCGGCGCGATGTTGTTGTCCGTAAACGTCGTTAGATCGGTCTGTCCGATCAGGCCATACAGGCCGTTCTGGCGCTTGTAGATGTTGTAACGAGCTGCGCCAGTAACAGCCGACCATGTGATCGTGTTGCTTGATCCCTGTGCGTTCAGGTTGTTGGTCGCGCTTACGGCAGAACTCGGCGCGCTCTCGTCAATGCCGTTTGGAGCCACCGTCGTGACCACGTAGTAACTGGTGAAGTCCAGCGCCTTGTCGCCGAACTGGACGTATCCGCCGCTTGACCATGTGCCATATGACGTTGTGTTGAGTTCGATTCCGCTGTTGTATGTGCGGACGCGGAACTTGTCTCCGGCACTTATGTGAGAAACGATGTAGTAGTCATCAGGGAACGGATTCGTCCACGTTCCGCCATCAAGGTAGACAGGATCGCCAACCGCCAGTCCATGAGCCGCAGTCGTATGCGCAACACCCGGACTTGCGCTCGTAAACCCGATGAGGTCAAGAGCCTCACCGCGATTCGCCGTCGCAGTCACACTCGTAGGCGACGTGACAGTTGACGAGAATGAGATGGTTGTCAGCGTCCATGTGGTCGCACCAAGCCGGCGCAACTCGCGCGGCGCATAGTTCGGATGCACCAGTGTCAGAACGTCAGCAGACTGGACATAGTGCATGTCGAACAGGTCGGCCTCGGCATACGGGCTCGGAATCTCATAGATGCCTGCCGGAAGCGCATACCAATACGTCGCGTTCGGTGGCGCATTGCCAGTCGTGGCCGCGATGCAGTAGTAGTTCACACCGCCAGAGGACACCAATGCTCCGACCGCGTAGGCCGTCGCGCCGTTGTAGGCCGCTGGCGTGCCTGGACCAAGGGTCGCGCCCTGCGTGTGGAACCGCACATAGTTCGGCCCAAACTCAAGCACCATCGTCTGCGTGGTGCTGAATGTGAACGGGATCAGCCGCGTCCGCTTCGTGCTGTCCTTGACCTCGCGAACGAACGCTGTGCCGGCCCGGTTCTCGGCTGGACCCTGCGGAGTCGCCACGAAGTTCCGCATCGTGGCCGCGCCAGTCTGGAACTTGATGTCATCGAGGCGACCCCACATCTCGGGCGACACCTCGCCGCCTGCGAAGGATCGGTTGTATGTGCGGGTTGCTGGCATAGGTCAGCGCCCGCTCATCCAGCTCGTAATGTGTTCCGGCTTGACGTTGCGCTGGTTCGCGTCAGACATGCGGGCCTGCTGGAGGTAGGCCATCATCATCTGCGTGCAACGCTTGGCCTCTGCCGCGCCCTGGTCGCCCTTGATGACCGGACCAGCCAGCATCGAAGCCAGATGCCACGACAGCGCCATGACGAACAGAGGATCGAACTTGGTCGGGTCGGTGACGAGCGCCTGATAGCGCAACAGGGCACCTTCCTGATTCGTGTAGATGACCTTGTTGCCGTTGGTGTCAGTCTCAATTGAGTATTCCTGCGGCACATACACGCCGGCACCAACGAACGGAGTGTTGATCCAGCCCCAGCCATAGCGGTCAGCCGGGTACGGTCGGATCGTGTAGTCGTTCTCGACCTCTGGCGGGAGAACTGACACCGCCACCATCATGTCGCCTGGGCATGCGTAGGCGTAACGCCACATTGTGTACGGCATCGTGACGCCGGCGAGCGCCACGCGGCGCGACGCGAAGTTCCAACTGTGCATCTGAAGCAGGCTGTCTCGAGCAATCGGATAGAACCGAGCGCAATGCTCTGACTGCGCCGATCCCTCTGGCGGATCGATGCTGGCGACGGTTGCATCATCGCCGAGGTGCGCGAGTGCCAGGTTGCAGATTTCGACTTCCGATGCCATGCCTGCCTCCTAGTGATGGAGGGTGGCCGGTCGCCCGACCACCCTCCTTGTCCACCAGTTCAGTAACCGTCAGTCCATGCGTTCAGTAATCGCCGTCTTGCGAGGCCGACCGGGCCGGCGAAGCGCCGGTGCCGAATCCTCCTGCTCGACAGGCTCGGGTTCGGACCCGATGCGCTCGAGGTTGGCATTCTGCGGGCCGTTGTACTCGAACACATCGCCAACTTCCCGCAGTCCATTGTCCACGAAGCACTTGACCTTTGCGCGATACTTGGGCATGGGTTCCTCCTATTACGACACCACGAATCCAGCCGCGTAATTGCGGCGGTCCTGGATGTCCAGCACGATGTCGCCACGCACGGCACCAGCCGTGTGAGTGCCGGTCGTGATGATGTTTGCGCCGAGGTATCGCTGGAGCGAACCGCCGAGCTGTTGCTGCGGAGTAATACGGACCACGATCTGCGCGCCAACCGTGAGGCTGGCGGTAGCGATTGGTCCAACCTCGCCACACACCAGAGGAGTAGTGTCCAGGTTGTCAGTGCTGTCCGTCACAGCCTGGAACGTGGCATTCGTACCACCAGCAAAAGCGGTGGTGACGGTGAAGATGAGCAGCAGATCGCTGCCTGCACCGACATCCACCGTCTGCGTTCCCTGCGCGATGGTGTACAGACTACCACTCGCCGTAGCCGAGTAGTTGGTGTTGGAACGAAGATCCACCACGTCTGGGAGGTCATACGTCGCCGCCGAAGTGATTGCTCCGCTCGAACCGAGCGAGAGATTGTTATCAAGAATCATTTCTGTGTCCTTTCTGCCTCGGTCCTATTAGGACACGACGGCTTCTGCGTTGATGAGCTGATCGACACGACGGCACGGAACGCCGAGGAACGACAGCCAACTGGTCGGAGTTCCAAACTGCGACAGGCCCTGGTTCACCGACAACACGGCCTGGGAACGATCCATCGCCTGAATCGACAGGCCGGCATGGACAGTGCGGTTCATGTAGAACGCCGGGCGACCCATCGCCATGTTCGGGATTCGATACAGCGCACGCGCCATGCACTTCACCAGCTGCGTGGCGACGTTCGACGCCTGCGTATCGCTCGAAGCCTGAAGATGTGCGATGTTGATGTTGCAGATGCGAACAACATATCGCCAGTCCTTCACGACCAGTCCGTTCTTCCACTGGTAACGGGTCGCAAACGCCTGCATGCGCTCCGTAGCGGATGCGGTCGTAGCGCCCGCGGCTGAGACAGTGTAAACCGTCTGCTCGCCGAGATCCTCGTGCATGAGGCCAGCCGTCGAGCCCTTGGGGAAGGGGCAGTAGACGGTGTTG